TGTAAAAGTAATTTTTCCGGTAGTTTTCTTTTGTTTGTCGCTTGTTCCGCCTTCCGCTACCCATGTAGCTTTTGGTTTTAAGGCACTGGTTGGAATCTCCACACCGGCAGCGTAATTTGTTTTTGTGATTAAAGGAAGGATCATTCCGACAGATTCTTGTTTTTCAATAATTTGATTTACAAGAACAGTAGGGATAACGGTTTCTGCATCTGTTGTTTTGGTTGTTGCGTTCGCTCTCAAATTTTCAGGGATCGGAACATTATTGCAAATATAGTTTTGGAAAGCTGTTCTATACTCTTTCGTGTTTGTAGGATCGTCATCTCTAGTTTCTTTACTTTCGCCAAAGCTGCCAACCATCCTCATAGCGCCATAAGTTTTTGTTGGGTCAAAACTTCTTTGCTGCGGTTCTTGTCCCTGATTGTCGGATTGACCTTGCTGGCTGTTACCTTCTTTTTCCTCTTCTTTTTTTAGTTGCTCTTCCGCTTCATTGATTTCATCTCTTAACGCGGTTAAGGTTTCACCGATAGAGCGCACCTCGTTAATATCTTCTGATTTCGCGCTTCTTGTCATTAAATTTTTTACTTCTTCTTTTTTTCTTGCAATTAATTTTTTCAAATAATCTTTCATATTAAACCTCCATACAAATTGAAACATTTTTAATTTTTTCTTTGGCTAACGCCAGTAAATCAGTGTCCACCGATTGTTCTCGCTTTTGCCTTTCAGTCTCCACCAATCGGCGCGCAGTCTCCACCGCGCTTTTCCCACGAGCATTTATTTCAGTGTCTATGTAAGCCGGCATTGTTACCGCGCTCACTTCAACTACTGTGCTGATTTTGTAGATATGTCTTAATGGCAAGTCTTTGTCCAAGTCCTCCCATCTTTCTTCGTTGACACCGAAAAGGAAAGACATACCCGTAATATCTCCACGCTGTACTGCACTGTACAAGCTGCGAGCTTCCAAGTTATTTTCAGTATCTAAGTCCACTCGAATATTTAGCCCGTTATCGCCAACAGTCAATTTCATTGTGGAATTTTCTGTATTTTTTCTACTGCGTGCCAAAGGGATTCCGTCTAACTTGTGGTTTACTAAAAATCGCACGTCTGTTAGATCCGCTTTATCCAAAGCGCCTTTATGAATAACTTCTCTGAAACAACCTGCTATAACAGTTTCTTTTTCATAGACAATCGGAACGCCTGTTATAATATTTCCGTGTTTTTCATCTTGCTCTGCACGCACTTCAAAATTATATTTGCGTGTTTCCAGTTCCTTCATTTTCTTCCCCTCCTTTCTGATTTTGATTTTGCAACTGATATTGATTCGCTATTTCTACATCAACATAATTTAATGATTGTTTTCTTACACCTGCCAATTCAGGTAAAGGACGCAACCCAAACGCAACACGCTTTTCATTTTCGTACAGCGAACCGCTATCCCCCAAAACTCGCACCATTTCGAGTTTTTGCGATACCGACATAAACATTAACTCTTTGCTGTAAAATGCTATTTTGTTTCCATAATTTTTTTGATTTCCGAATAACGCTTTTGTAAACGCTTGTGATATAGAAATGATTAACGGTTCCAATGTTTTTTGGTAAAACGCTTCGTACTGGTCTTTTGTGTAGTCTCCGGTTAAAATCGGAAGAGACACACCGAACTGCCTTAAAATTTTGGAATCTATAAATTTGAGTGTGTCGTCGTCTACGAGTTTTATATCTCGTTTAATCGGTACATACTCACCTTTTATATCCATTGGCAAAATTCCGCTTTCGCCCTTTTTTAGTTTTGATTCAAGTTCTTTGACATTCTTTTCTGTTTTGTCGGAATCCATCATTGTGCTATATTTCACAACTGCATTTACACTAAAGCTGGATTTCATCGCTTTTGCTACACCTTGCAGCAAAGTATTATTCAGTTCCAATGTTTTTAAAAGCGCATCATTGTCCGGTTGTCCAGATTCGTTACCACCCATAAATTCATTTACTGAATATTTATATCGAATGTGAATGACATTTTTATATGGGATTGTTGTTTCATATCCATTTTCAAACACCATTTTTATATAAAAAATGCCGCTTACGTCTTGTAGAAAATCTACACGCAGCGGCTTGACAGGATATAGCCCTGTCAGCTTTTCTTTTTCATATATAGGGATAACAAAACAGTTGTAATTTAACATTGTTAACCACATAATTTTTTCGATAAATTCACTGGTTGTCATAAGTTCATTTGGATTCTGTAATACTCTTTGAACCTCGCTGACAACCGGCGTAATATCATGTTCTATTTCTCGTATGTGTTGAGGATTTAACTTTTTCATTTCCAGTACAATACAGTTTACAGCTTGCTGTACTACGTCACTTGCATAAATATTTGTTCCAAATTGTGCAAACACCGGAATACTTCCATTTAACATTTGAGCATACTTATGTTCTTTTGATTTTTTCTTGAATATATCTAAAAGCCCCGTCTTAATCACCTCAACTTTCTTAAAAGAACAGAGCGATAGCGCCGATACATTTCATATAAGATTATCAGCGTAACCGCTCCGTCAATTCTTCTGTTTTGCTGGTTATTGATTTTAACCGCCATTACGTTACCGAAGTTGTCAATTTCCATAGAAGCATTGCCCAAGCACCATTGGTCTATTGGGTTTTCCTGATAATTGATAAGCTGACCTTTCAAATCCGCTTCTACCAGTTTCATCGGATTAGATAAGGTTAGTTTATTTTGATAAACCATTTCAAATTCAAACCCGTATTCTTCCATGCGGTTTAAAAAGTCTTTTGCAAACTTTTGGTCGTAACCGGTTGTAATAGTACGTATTCCATATGTTTCATAAAGTTTATAAAACCAATCTGCAACCATGGATAGGTCAATTTCGTTGCCTTCGCAAATAGTAATCCAACCCTCTTTTGCCCACTCTGCGTATTTCGCTCCCGATTCTCTATCGCTGGATAACTCCAACTTACTTTCAGGTATAAAATACATGGTGTAAATATATTTTGTTGGATCATCTTTTTTCATAAGCAGTACTTTAGCACACGTTAAATCTGTAGTTTCTGATAAGTCCACCGCTCCCAGCGCAAAACAATCTCTGAATTCTTCTATATCGTATACGGCAGAATATTTATAATCTTCTTCCATAAGCCATGCTTCGGAGTTGGATTGCTTAAAGTTAAAATCTTTTGAAAGTACAAACATCCTATCCGCTTTACTTTTACGCGCCAAATCCACTTGTTCTTCTAAGTAGTCCCACTTCTTTACAATTCCAAGCGTTGGATTTGATTTTACCCACGTACTTTTATCCTGCCAGATTTCTTGTTCGCTGTCTTGCGTATACAGCCAAGGTAATGTCCTTTCCGCACTGATACCGTTATCTTCTCCGTTTATGATTTTTCTACAGTCAACAAGTAGATGATCCAGCACACCGTCATTGACAAAACCTTCTGTTGTGATAATAAAGAGTTTTGGGTTATCTTTTAAAGATTGACTTTGTTCTATGGATTTCAAAATAATATTTTTCATCATTTCGTGAACTTCGTCTAAAATGGCAAAATCAATATTTCTTCCCTCTTTGTTTCTGGTTCTGTCTGATAACTTGAAAATTTTAGAGTTATTCACTTTGTTTCTGATACACTGTTGATTTCTCCATGTATCTTGCTGTTTTGGATCTATCATCAAGCGCATGGTATCAATAGCATCGTATAAAATGTTTGCTTGCATATCGTCATTAGAACTGCACACAATATCCGAACCATCATTACCGAAAATCAATTCACATAACGCCAGTGCGCTACACGTTTCCGACTTTGTGTTTTTTCTCGCTATCAACAAGATAATTTTTTTAAATCTGTCAAAGTCGGTGTCAGACATTTTAAAGCTATATGCAACTTCGATTAACGCTTTTTGCCATAACATTAAAATCATGGGCTTTCCGTAAAACGGTGATTTTGTAAGACGAATGCACCCTTCCATAAAATGAATTCTTTTATACGCTTCTGTTGTGTCGTAATAATACCTCGGATTTCCCAGATCATTAATTAACCGGTCAAGCTCCATAGTGAGTTCTTGACCGGCTATAATTTTTCCTTTTTTAATTGCGATTCGATACTGTATCAAATATAAATCTTGATTTAAGGCATTAAGCATTACCTTTCATCAACTCTTTCATGTATAGCCTTAGTGGGCTTTCTTCGTCTCCGGCATCGCTATTTACAAGAGATAACAATATCTTGA